CATGGTTCTAAAGCCGACATCATCTTTGAGGTTGGCCAAACTCTTTACAAGTGCCAAGTCAAAACACAAAAGCAAATAGAGAAAGCTAGAAAGAGTTGGAGGTTTGATCTTAGATGTGGATCTCATTCTAAGACTAGGTTTTATAATAAAGGTGATATAGATGTGTATGCCTTGGTTGCATTAAATTGTCAGAAGGTAATGTTTTTCTTTCCAGATGGGAGCAAGCAAATATCTGTTAGAGACAAAGATATCCAAGCGATTGACTCGCTAAAAAATGTACAAAACCTATTTAAAGAGCTTCAATGTCAACAGACACAGTAGGATCTTTATAATGTGTTACAGAGTTTATACCTAAAGATATTAGATACTCAGCCACATCATGTGGTTGTTTTTGCTCTGTTTTACAAAAATCTATAAACTTTCTAGCAAGGTGTTTATTTATATAAATAGGTTTTCTATTATTTCTTTCTTCGAAGATTGGATCATTAAACTCATCGAAATTCATAATTACCTCCTTAGCAATTTTTATAATTCCTCATAATATTTAATTAGTTCATTCAAATACCATTGACACTTTTTCAAATCCTGTATGTTCTCTTCCTTATCTTTATGTCTATATAAATATTTCCAGATATTTGATTCTAGATAAGCCGCATATCCTTTAGATCCAACCCTGTCTCTAATTAGCTCTATGCACTCAACAATACCTTGGTAATGCTGTGGCTTATTAACCATATCTGGTTTTATATTACTAACCTTATCCCACTCTTCTTTGTTGATATCATCTATCGACATTTTTTAACTCCTTTTTTAAAAAATACTTGTTAATATAAAATATTAAGTATATTATTACATAAATATTACAAAAAAGGGAGAAATATGGACACTAAAGATACAGTATTCATTGACACTAAGCAATTAGCAAAGCGTTGGTGTATGGATGCCCGATCAATTCACAATTTAAGATTAAAAAAGAAAGGCCCAGCATACTTACAACCAAGCGGGCCTAACGGTAAAGTCTTATATGATTTAGATGAGATCAAAAGATGGGAAGAAAAATCAAGGGTATCTAATGAAGCACGCTTTACTTAGCCCATCATCAGCAGATAAATGGACGAAATGTCCAGGCATGCCAAAACTAGCGGCAAAGGTTGATTACCAAGTTGGTATACCTGCGGCAGTTGGTACGTTAATTCACAGCATGACAGAACAACTCTTAAAGGGATTCTTAGTTGATGTGACTCTTGAAGATTATTGGTTAGGAAAAACAGAATTAGTAGAAGATTTTGAAATAGTAGTAGATCAAGACATGATTGATTGTGCAAAGTTCTATGTTGACTATGTTCAAAATCGAACAAAAGAAATTGACGGGAAATTACTTGTTGAACAAAAGGTTAGATTAGATGAGATATCAGACAACCTTTATGGATATGCCGATGCACTTATTGTCACCCCTGCAAGAATGTGTGTTATAGATCTTAAGACTGGTAAATATCCCGTCAGTCCAGATAACAACAAGCAAGCTATGATTTATGCGCTTGGTGCATTGTCAAGATATGGTAATGAAGACACAGAAGTCGAGATTACCATTGTGCAACCAAGGGCTACATGGGGTGGTGGGCCTATAAAAACATGGGTAACCACAGCAGAATTCTTAGTAGACTGGGCATACGATTTTTTGAAGCCAAGCGTTGATGCTTGTCTTGAAGAAAACCCTGTATATGTATACGGGGATCATTGTCGTTGGTGTAACGCGAGGAGCATTTGCGATTTATATAAACAATATAATCATGGAGATGAAAATGACGGAAAATAGTGAAATAAAAACTTTTAGCTTCGAAGAGGGTGGCAAGGAATATAATCTTGACGATCTTAACGATGAGCAAGGGTTACTTTATAACAAACTAGCATTGGTAGAAAAACAAAAAAATGACTTTGTTGCCAACGCAAACTTTGAAGTAGAGAAACTAGACATCTTAAGAGCTGAATACTCAAAAAGACTCAAAGATGCATTAGAAAATGAATCTGTTGTAGAGGTGGCTAAATGAGTCTGGCGGATATACGAAAAAAATCTAAGCAGAAACCACCACGAATTATCGTGCATGGTGAAGCAGCAGTTGGTAAAACGTATTTAGCCTCACAAACTAGAAACCCAATTATGTTAGACGTAGAAGACGGTCTAGGCAAAATTGAAATGGATCATATTCCTTGTAAGACTTACAAAGATGTGATGAATAACTTAGACGAACTTGCTAATGAAAAACATGAATACAAAACTGTTTGTGTTGATTCTTTAGATTGGTTTGAACGACTGCTTTGGGAAAAAGTTTGTGAAGACAATAGTTGGAAATCTATTGATCAACCAAGCTATGGAAAAGGCTATGCAGAAACCCTTAGATACTGGGGTGAATATATAGAAAAACTTAATAGACTAAGAGACAAAGGCATGATGATCTTTCAGATTTGCCATAGTGATGTGCGAAAAGTGGAAGATCCACGAATAGAAGCATATGACAGGTTCTCTCTTAAGCTTCACAAAAAAGCTGCGGCATTGTTGTTAGAACACTCAGACGCATGTTTTTTTGCGGCTAAGAAATTAGGAACTATTAAGGTGCAAGGTAAAAGTGGTATGACTACTAAGACTGTATCTGGGGATAGAATTATCTATACCAATAATGATCCGGCCTTCCTTGCAAAGAACAGATATAACTTACCAGACGAACTGCCGATGGAATGGCCAGCCATTCGTGAGGCAATGTTGAAGTGAGTTTGTTATCTGATATTGATGTGGTACAGCGAGACCTGGACAGGATTACAACTAGACTTAATTCTTTATTAAGAAAAGTTGATTTTGAAAGTGAGTCTTATCCAGTTGAAACCTACGACAGGATCGCTGATTTAAAAAAGGATTGTGAAGATTTGATTGAGTATTTAAATACTTATTCATCTTACGATCCTGGTTAATTTATAGGAGTAAAAATATGGACTTAACAAAATATAATTTTGATAATTTAGATTCTGGAACAGAATCGCAAGCAAAGATTGAACCTGGTGTTCACACATTAAACTTTGATGGATATGAGGTTGTTAACGGTAGAAATAACTGGGAAGCAATTAAAGTATTTTTCACAGTAGGTGAATCTGGTTTTAGAATTAACCATGCTTTTGCAATGGAGCATGATAATCCAGATGTGGCAAGACGTGGTAGACATTCATTCAAAGCTATGGCAACAGCAATGGGTTTAGGCTCATTGACAAGCATGGATAAATTCATGGACAAGTCAGTTGTCGTGCCAATTAAAATGGATGCAGATGATAAGTACATGGTAATTGATGAAGACTTTGGTAAGAACTGGAAGCCTGCTAGCCAAAAAGTTAGCAAGCCAAAAACTTCAGATGATAACATCAAGGCTAGTCCTTCAAAGGAAGATTTAGAATCTATGGGTTCTACTACTCTCGATGAAGACGCGCCTTTTTAATTACGATGCGAAAAACAGGCCTACTTTATGTGCTTATTGCAAGCGACCTTGTGGGCCTTTACTTTACCAGGATGGAGATCATTGGTTAGGAGCATGCAGTATGGATCATTTAAACAAAATTAAGGAAGGTGAAAGACTTCCAAACAAATGCCAGTTAAATGACGAAGGCATTGAGTATTCTATTGCGCAAACTAAAGATATCTATCTAGAACTATCTCGACAAGAAGGTAACGAGCCTTTACACAAATGGGATAGAGTAAAAAGAAAAAAGGTTTTTACTAATATAGTAAGAGAATATTTAAACTGGGCTAATGCTATAGCCAAACAAGACGATGAAAGGGCAAAACATGGATCTGAGGAAATACTTTCCAGACGAAAATAATCTGGTACAAAACACGGGCAAAGATACAAACGATTTAATCAACGAGATGCAAGCACAGGGCTTGCGTATTGATCATTTACAAATAACAGGAGAGATAGTAAGGGTTCCGGTAACCGAGCTTGCTGGCGTGCGTGCTGACTCTTCTGGACAGAAGTCGGGATATTATGTTGTTAACGAAGTAAACGGTAATTTCTTTGCAACTTTTGGTAACTGGAAGACTGGGTTTGAAGGCAAATGGTCAAGTGTCAACCATCAAACTATGTCTATTCAAGAAAGAGAAGACTTACAACGACAACTGCAAGAGAACAAAGAAAGGGCTGATAAAGCTAAAAAACAAAGGCATGATGAAGTGGCTAAAAAAGTTAAAGACTGGCATGAATCTTATTCTAATCTTGTTGAACATGAATATCTCACAAATAAAAAAGTTAAAAGTTATGGTTTAAAGCAATACCAGGATATGTTGGTTTGCGGTGTGTATTCTACAACAGGAGACATACGTTCTCTACAGTTTATAAACAAAAAAGGTGAAAAAAGATTCGCCTCTGACTCCGAAATCAAAGGAAATATATTTCTCATTGGTGCGGACATAAAAGACATTCCTAAATTAGATAAAATTATATTAGCTGAAGGTTATTCAACTTCTGCAACTATCTATGAGGCTACCCAGATTCCCGTAGCTTGCGTATTTTCTGCCAATTTCGTCATGGCAGTTGCCCTTAAGATACGCAAGCTTTCGGGTGCTAGAATTATTATTGCTTTAGACAATGATGAGTCCGGAGTTGGCGAGAAGAAAGCACAGGAATGTGTACAAGCTGTGCATAACTCATGCGTGCGTTTGCCAAGCGAACGTGGTGACTACAACGACTTATATTTAAAACACGGTTTGGATAAGGTGAGACAAGAGCTTACTGAATCTAAATTTAATATTAAGAAATATGCAATTCGCAACTTGGTAGAAAAACCAGAACCACAAAAGTTTTTAGTAGAATCTTTCATCCCACTAGCTAAACCAGGAATATTAGCCAGTAGTGGTGGTGTTGGTAAGTCTTTATCACTACTACAGTTAGCACTTGCTATAGCTAAAGGCACGACTTGGTGGGGAAAACCAGTAAAAGAACACGGATCTTCGGTGGTCTTCTGTGCTGAGGATGATTTAAACGAGGTACACAACAGGATTGAGTTACTTGATCCACTTGGTGAAAGGTTTAAACACAACAACGATGTTTATGTTTTCCCGGTACCGGATCAAAAAGAACCTTTAATCTTGTTAAGAGAAGAAGGTATCACCGAACAAGCACAACAAATAGTAGAGGAATTAAAAACCATTGATAACTTAAAGCTGGTTGCCTTTGATCCGTTGCAAGCTTTTACTACTGCAAGCGTGTCACAAAGTAATGAGGCCGGACAGTTATGGGGCAGTTACTGTGCCATGATTAGTGCAAATATTGGTTGTACTACGCTTACCACCCACCATATTAATAAACAATCAATCACCAATGACTCAGATGATCCTTACTCTCATAAAGCGGACATCAGGGGAGCATCAAGCATCACAGACTCAGTACGTTTTGCAATTTCGATGTGGGTGCCAAGTGAATCGGATGCTGAATTGTTATGTGAGCAAGCAAATATACCATACGACAGGTTGAGTGTGGTCAAGGCGGCCTTGGTGAAATCTAACTCTGGTAATGTGGATTACGGGGTGCAAACTTTAATAAGAAAAGATGGAATCTTAGAACCAATAGACTCAGCACAAAAGACAGAATATGAAATACATTTTTAAGGAGAAATGAATATGAATTGTTGGCATTGTAATACCAAATTAATATGGGGTGGCGACCATGACATTGAAGATGAGAACGATCACTACATGATGGTGACAAATCTTTCGTGTCCAAACTGCAATAGTTTTGTAGAAGTTTACCTACCAAAAGAAGAGGTAGATGTAGACAAAATGTACCTATGATGTGGACATTTTGTACCTACACTATGGACAAAATGTACCAACGATGTGGACATTCTGTACCATATATCCATATCATTAAAATGATATATAGAGAGAAAATCCCTAAGGGGATTTGTCTCTCCCCAAAAGCAAGCAAGCAAGCAAGCGTGCGTGCAAGCGTGAATGAGGAGAAAGATGAGAAGATTTGATACGAGTAATAAAGAATATTGGTGGGTGACTCCACAAGAGGTAGGTGATTTAAGCAAGACTGCGTTGGTGCCAACTGCGTGCGTGCGCAAGCAAGACAACTACACAAAGATGCGAGTGTGCGTATGGAGATTGTTCAGGCGTATATGCGGGCGTGAGGATTTGAACATGAGTTCGAAGATGTTGTTGTGGGCGGTGTGTGAAAGATACAGGTTTGAAACTTTTAGTAGTCATGATGCGATTAGTTATTATGCAAAGATGATAGGAACGAACAGGAGAAGTGCCGGTAGGGGTATGAAGGATTTAATTGAGAAAGAGATTCTTTGGTGCGTGCTTGAGGGGGAGAAGAAAAGGTTGCGTATGAGTCAGCCTGGTGGGAAGAAGCATTTTCTTTTGGTGGGTTTAGCGAATGAATTGATGCGTGAGTGAGGTTTGCGTGCTTGCGTGGGGGTGTAAGTCGAAGTGCGTGAGGAGTCCAAAAAGGGGAGTGTGATATATACGCGACCTCGACCTACTTGTTTATTATAATCCCAATTAGCGAAGTTACCAATAGCATAGCTATAAATACTCCGCTTAGGGATAGATAGATATTAATTATAGTTTCAATCATACCTCGTGGCTGTGTCGAATTTAAGTTGTTTTGATTTGATCAACTGTTCAGCGCGGGTGTAGATTTCATCTATAGTATGGTTGCTACCATCAAGATCAAATTCTATGGTTACCTTGGTTACTTGGCGAGCTGATCGCTTACCAAATATTCTATCAAAGTTTTCATTAAATTTCTCTTTGTTATGTGGGCGAAAGTCCGAGCCTTTACCATTCATTTTAGTTCTCCTCGTTTTGTAATAGTTTTAAGTAGCTTTGCCATATGACATCTTCTACTTGGTTAAAAGTTCTAATGGTTGTATTTATTCTATCCAAAAGACTATGGTTTATCTTATTTTGTTTGATGTGTTCTTCAAGGTTGAGGAATATATTCCGGTAAGAATCCAAATCCTCCTTCATTTCTCCTAAGCAGTAAGTTATATCTGCTAAGTCCTCTATTATGGTTTGTAAGTTTATGTTTTCTTTTTCTACTAATTTCATTTTTTCTCCTATATATAAATGTTACCGTTATAAAATAAATTTTCTGCTATGAATTCTAATATTCTGGCTCTGTCGGTTGTTTCATCTAGTCCATAAATATCTGATACAGTAAATACCTCTGACTCTAACAATCCTTTAGAGTCCATTTGTATGACTTCTTCGTGTATCTTTTCTAGTGCATGTTCGTTTGCTTGGTTACTCATTTTATCTCCTCGTTTAAGTATTCAATAATTAGTTTTTTGTATTTTGGTTCTTGTTTTAGATTGGGTAGTATGTTTTCCCTATCTGTTTTAGATAAAATCTTTAATAATTTCTCTAATGATATGTCTTGTTTTAGACCATATTTTGCTTTCAGCATTCTAATTGCCTCTGAGGTGTTCATAGAGGCTCTACCTTGCCTTCTTTTGATACTATGGCTATGTTGGTACCAGTTATCGTTTTAAGTAGCCATGAGCCTTTAGAATTAGTTAGAGAAAGTTCCTTGTTAGGTTGTTCTTTTTCTCCTATCTGCCCGGAATCATGGATAAAGCATTTAAATATGTATTCTGCTTGTGTAAATGTCATAATCTCCCCTTAAATAGTTCTATTAGTAATAAGATTTTTTCGTTTGATAAATGCCTTAAGTGTTTTGGTATTCGCCTTCTATCTATCTTCATCTTCATCCTCCTTGGTTAGTAAAAGATATGTCCCGTGTAGGCAAAAAGCCATGAACGAGAATACTATTATTATTCCTATTGCGTTGTTCATTGTGTTTGCTCCACTAATTGCTCTATTTCCTTTTTGGCTTTTGCTAGTTCTATGTCATTCATGTCAGATGCTATACATTGTGCAAACTCTTCTATCTCCGCAAGTTTTGATTCTTGTTCTTCCGGTGCTGTTATGTATAGCATTGATGCAAATTTAAACATGCTTATGTTGTCTCCTTTTTCTTGCCATTCATCCATTTTGGTATTTATTAATTCATTCATTTTGTTTGCTCCTGTGCTTCTTTATCTGTTTGGTAAATATTGCAATCATCACATTTCTGTACTTCTTGCACTTCTTTTTTTGTGTTGAATGTATCTATCCACCCAACACCATTACATAAATCGCATTTCATCTACTAGCCCTCCTTAGTCGTGCTTTCTCGTTGTTGTGTTGCCTTGTCTCCTCGTTCAATGGTTTGTGAAGTTCCTCTAAGTAGTCAAGGGCGATCTTTTTTTGATCCTTGTTTAGTTCTATAAGGATTTTATAATCTGATCTTTTATATAAAGGCCATTGGTAAAAACATTTTTCTTTGTTTTTGTATTGCCATAAAACCGGTTTATCTATTCCCGGGATATGGTCTTGCCATATAAAATGATCATCATCAAATTTATCTATAAGTGTCATTCTTGCACCTCCTTTAATTTATAAAAACCTAAAGAGTTAGAGCAATCTGTTTGCCCGTTTTCATCAACAGGATATAAAGATAAAAACTTCTCTCCTGTTTGGTCATCAGTCCATAAATTAATATCTATGGTTTGGTCTTTGTGTATGCCTTTAACGTTTTTATATTCGCTTTCAGCGTTAAATGTTCCCCATGAGTCGCTTGGATATATGTTAGCCATTAGTAGCCTCCTTTAAAGTTGATTTAATTAAGTGATTTGCTTCTTTTTTGTTTGGTGATGATTTATATATTTCACTTAGAATAAAATATAAAGCTACATGAAATATATGTATCATTCCTAAGCCCTTATCATTTGCTTTTAACATTGCATTAAAAAGATCTTCTTGCAATTCATAGTGTGCTTTTTTTTCTTTACTCATTTCTGCACCTCTCCTTGTATAAATGCTTTTCTAATATTGCTTGTTTCATCTAAATAAATTGTTTGTTCTGTATCATCATTCCCACAAAAAGGACATATAGGTATAAATTTATTTTTCTCGCCATAATGGTTATGGCATTTAAGACATTCTATTACTTGTAAATACATTATTCCCCCTCCTCCTCTTCTGTTGGTTCTTGTATACATTCCCAATTGCCACCGCTTTGATCTACTTCATCAGTAGTACCGCCACCGCTTAAAAATATCTCAACAGCCTCTTCATAACTATTGGCTAAAACCTCCGTTTCCTCTGTTACTGTAAAAGTGTTACTAAAAATATATTCTTTTGGTTTACTCATTGTCTTGCTCCTGTGTAATCTGTAGATTCAACAATATTGCATATTGATGCTGAATAAACATCTTCTATATCAAGCAATCTTTTATATGCTGTATTTACATTCTCTTTGGTTGCATAATATGAATAATGGTCTGTAAGTTTCTCACCACCTGCATTCCAATCTTTTTCCTTTTCTGTCCAAACTAATATAAATCCGTTGCTCATTGTGTCACCTCTAATTGTTTAAGTGTGTTGCCATACTCTTGCTCTGTGATGTATGAATAAGATTTTAAAAATTGCTCTTTGGTTAAAGTGTTAAAGTCAATCATCTTCTCTTCATCATCTATGAAGTTAGATTGATTAACATTTTTTATTGTTGTAAAACTTATAACCCTCGCTTTCTGATCCCACAAAGTATTATCAAGTGGCGATATATAGCCATCTTTCCAATCTTGTAACACTTTGTTTCTTGCTTCTTCATAGTTTTCGGCTGTTACAACTATGTCGTGTATGTGTTCAATTGCTAACTCTACGCTGTAAGTTTTCATAATTCCCCCTAGTTTTTTAAGAAATGGTTAATAAGATATGAACCGTGCCACGCTTTTTTATTACGTGGCTTTTCGGTTAGTTTGATTAGTAGTTGTTTAAAATTCATCTATGCTACCTCCATGATTTGAATTAGTTCTCTTTGTTGTTTTTTCATCTTTGCACCGTGTCCGGCATATGCTATAACTTTGATAGACTTATCCCAACAAGCCCGGCACTTTTTACATTTACCATCTTGAAGCGGTGCATTGCATACGGTTGCAGTTGTTTGACTGTCTATAAATGGAATAATGGTTGATGAGTATTGAGCATCTTGTATTATTTCCCCGTTAATGCCATCACTAGAAAGCCTTACAACAACATTATCAAGCTTATTAAGTCTAGCAATAACATCTCTAAACTTTTTAAACTTGTGCATTCTTGTAGGTATCCAATGCCTTGTCCATGGTGTAGCCTTACAGATTTCATATATCTTTTCGGCTAGTCTTAGGCTGTACATATCGCCACTGTCGAACCATCTAAAATATCTGTCGCTGTCAAGTTCCTCTATCATATCGGCTACCCATTCCGCCCTTTTCCAGTCTCTTTTATTATGGTTTCTAGCCTCTTTAACATTTTTAAAACGATAGTTTCCGCCTACTGCATAACAGCCCTTACAAGCCGGGACAAGTTCACCGCTTGAATCTTTAGAAGCCGGGCAAGTCTCTAACGCTTCAAGGCTCCACGATCTAGAGTTTAATTTACCTACTTTTGAAATTTTCATTGTGTCCCTCTATTGGCTTATAAATTGTTCTAGTTCTATAGCTTTGTTTTTTAGGGTTATCTCAAATTTTTTCATGGCTTCACTTGTTGAATAGCCGAAAAATGTTTCCTTAACCGGTTCATTTGTTATGGCTTCTACTGTTCCATATAATGTAATTTGGCCTTGTGAACCTTTCTTGATTCCGCCATGTCTGTAATATTTTAGTTTTTTCATGTTGGTTACCTCTTTAAAATTTATATATATCACTACCACGACAGCCCCGGATAACCGAGGCTTTTAAATCGTGGTTGGGGGTTAATAAGTATTCAATGGTAAAACAATATTGTCTTTAAAAGGTATTCCATCATTTATAAACCATTGATAATTTTTTTGATAAATACTAAATGGCGAAAACTCGTTTATTCTTGATTTGGTTGTGTTGGTATAAAATCCATCAGTATTAAGAACAATTTTGTCTTTGTAATGAATAACCACTTCTGTGTTATGTAGCCTTACACCAAATCCGCCATCATCTCTGACAATTAAATATGTATTGTTTGCAAGTTTTCTTTTTCTTGTCTTTGAAAGTTCTTTTAATTCTTTATATGTATTCATAATTTGTTACCTCTTTTAATTGGTTATTAATATATATCACTCTTATATGATACATAAATATGTACAGACTGCAACACATTTATATAAAATAATGTAATTAATTATCAAATAAGGCTTAATTAATACCCTTTTAAGCTATAATTAATCGGAATATGACAACAAAAACACCAAAAAAAAGAGGGAGAAAACCTATAGTTATAGATTATGAAAGGGTTGAATATCTCGCCTCGCTTAACATGGGAATCATGGACATTTGCAAGTCATTGAATGTGGGTTGGGATACATTTAACAAGCATAGAATTAAAAAAAATTCGGAATTAGCGGAAGCATTGGACAGAGGAAAAGCAAAAGGGCTTCAACTAGCAACATCAAAGTTAATGGAAAAAATACAAGACGGGGAATTTAACGCAATACAGTTTTATTTAAAATCGGCTGATCGTGACACCTGGGCGGACAAGCAAACAGTAGAACATACATTAAATATTAAAGAAGCACTCACGCACGCACAGTCAAGAATGAAAGTTATTAATCATCAAGAAAAAGAAACGCTATCATTAAAAGATGTTAAAGACTAATGCTTGCACGCGTTCACGCGTAGCCCCGTTTGTGCGTTGTTGCGTTGCGTTTATATAATATGCATAGAAAAGAAATTTACCCCCCCTTTGCGTACGTGGGTGGTGCGTTATATATATATACACTATGCGAAAATTTTTTTAGGTAATTTTTATGAAGTATAAAGCAGAAGAAGAAAAGCTATTGATGACCGAATTATGGTCACCAGTAATTAAAGATAACCCATTAAATTTCGTCAAATTTGTCTTTCCTTGGGGAATGAAGGATACCCCCCTTGAAGAATTTAAAGGGCCAAGGAAGTGGCAAGAAAAAATTTTGCGAGAAATGACAATACACATTCAACGTAATGGTGTTAAGGATTTACCAGAGATGTTTAGAATGGCAGTAGCATCAGGTCGTGGTATCGGTAAATCAGCTTTGGTTGCTTGGATTATTTTGTGGATGTTATCAACCAGATTAGGATCAACAGTAATTGTTACTGCTAACACAGAACAACAGTTAAGAAGTAGAACATGGGCGGAGCTTGGTAAGTGGCTTACATTATCTTTAAATTCTCATTGGTGGTCAAAAACTGCAACAACCATAAAACCAGCTGCTTGGTTTGATCAAGCATTGGAAAGAGATCTAAAGATAGATACTGGTTACTACTACGCCCAAGCACAATTATGGAGTGAGGAAAACCCAGATGCGTTTGCAGGTATCCACTCATCATACGGAGTATGTTTGATTATGGATGAAGCATCGGGTATTCCAGCTCCTATTTATTCTGTATCAGAAGGATTCTTTTCTGAACCAACTCCAAATCGTTTTTGGTTTACCTTCTCTAACCCACGCAGGAACCAAGGGCCATTCTATGATTCATTCCACAGCGCAAAAGCATTTTGGAAAAACGAACAGATAGACTCACGCACGGTTGAAGGTACTGACAAAGATCTCTTCAGCAAAATGATTGAGCAGTACGGCGAGGATTCCACCGTCGCACGCGTGGAGGTGATGGGCGAGTTTCCATCTGCGGATGATGATACGGTAATACCAATGGGATTGGTTAAGTCAGCGATTGATAGGGATGTATCACTTACAGCTAACGCACCGATTATATGGGGATTAGATGTAGCGCGATTCGGCGGTGACAATTCTGCGCTATGTATACGCCAGGGAAACCATGTCATGAGTATCAAGTCATTTAAGTCTATGGATCTTATGCAATTGTGTGGAGTGATTAAAAATAAATTTGATGAATGTACTGCTATTGAAAGACCACAAGAAATATTGATAGATGTAATTGGACTTGGCGCAGGCGTGGTGGATAGATTGGCTGAACAAAATTTACCCGTGCGCGGAGTCAATGTTGCTGAAGCTCCCGCCACGAAAAAAAATTATTTAAACCTACGCGCGGAATTATGGTTTGCAATTAAAGACTGGCTAACGCAACGTGATTGCAGACTGCCACACGATGACGAGCTAGTCGCAGAACTCGCTGCACCGCTTTATAAATATACGTCTACTGGTAAAATAAAAATAGAAAGTAAAGACGAAATGCGCAAGCGCGGAATTAAATCACCCGACAAGGCGGATGCGCTCGCGTTGACCATGGCATCCTCCGCTGCAAGTTTTGGTGGAAGCGTTAACTTTTTAGGTTATAATTTCAAGAAACCACTGAAGTCTAGGATAATCAGAATAGGATAATTTATGGCAAAAGATATAGATGACAATAACATAGAAACTCTAACAGGCGTTCTTAAATCAGAGATGGACGATGCTAGTGATTTTATACACATGGTTGGTGCGGACAGAGCTGAATCAACTGAATATTATTTAGGCGACGCGCCAGAGGGAACTAGCTCCTTACAATCAGAGTTTATATCTACCGATGTTAGAGAAAGCATATTGTTTATGTTGCCGTCTATTATGCGTACATTCTTTGGTACTAAAAAAGTTGTAGAGTTTGTGCCTAAAGGTCCAGAGGATATCCAACTTGCCGAACAGCAAACTGATTATATTAATTATATTATCCAACAAAAAAATAACGGTTTCCAAGTTTTGTATGATGCGTTTAAAGATGCACTCGTTAGAAAGACTGGTTTTGTAAAAGTATTTTGGGATGACAGCATTGTTGCTACCACGCACGAATACACAAACTTAGATCCACAATCCTACCAAGCATTAATCATAGACAAAGACGTAGAAATTGTAGAAGAATCGGTCACGATGGAAAGCATGACCATGATGGATCCTGTAAGCGGTGAAGAGATCACCCAAGAAATACCAGCAAGTTATGATCTTACAATTAGAAGATTAAAAGAAAAGAACCAGGTGTGTATAGAAGCTATACCGCCAGAAGAAGTATTGCTATCCAGACACGCGCGGGATCTTGAGTCTTCGTCTTATGTTGCTCACAGAATGATTAAATCTGTATCTGATTTAGTTGCAATGGGTTACGACCAAGACGAAGTAGAACAACATGCTGGCTACGGCGGAAGCGCGGTAGATCCAGAAGCATACGAAGAGATAGAAGCAAGAAACCCATTTGATAATATGGTATATCCAAACCGCGCGGATTCAGGCGGGAAAGATGTTTTGTATGTAGAGCATTATTTATTTTATGATTATGACGGAGACGGCATAGACGAAAGAGTTAGGGTTTGCACTATCGGCAACGGTATACATGTTGTCAACGTAGAGCCTTGGGACGAGCTACCAATATGTATGTTCTGTCCAGATCCAGAACCACACACAGCAATAGGATCATGTCCTGCTGATTACCTAAAACCAATACAAGCAGCTAAGTCACAAATTATGCGTGATACGTTAGACTCGCTAGGTCATTCAATCTTCCCACGCATGGGTATTGTTGAAGGACAAGTAAACATCGACGATGTACTAAACACCGACATAGGGCAACCTATTAGGATGCGTGCGCCAGGAATGGTACAACCATTTGCTGTGCCGTTTGTAGGTAAAGAAGCGTTCCCAGTATTAGGGTATTTGGACGAAGCCAAGGAAAATAGAACAGGCGTATCCAAAGCATCAGCTGGCCTCAACGCAGACGCTCTACAATCTAGCACCTCACAAGCTGTATCGGCTACTATGAGTGGCGCACAAGGAAGAGTAGAGCTGATATGCAGACATTTTGCAGAGGGTGGACTCAAAGATATGTTCAAGATTGTTAATAACCTGGTGATAAAACACCAAAATGCGCAAGATGTGTATAGATTAAACAACAAATTCGTACCAGTAGATCCAAGATACTGGGATAATGACAAGGATATCGTAGTAAATGTAGCTATATCCAAGTCTTCAGACCAAGAAAAGTTCTCAGTTCTACAAAATGTAGCGCAAAAACAAGAACAAATTATGCAATTGTTAGGACCACAAAACCCATTGGTGTCATTACAACAATATGCTAATACTTTAACCAAAATGATAGAAATGGCTGGTTTTAAAGACTCATCATCTTTCATAAATACAGAAGTTCCACCGATGCCACCGCAACAACAAGAGGATAGTAAGCCTTCACCAGAGGAAATGCTTGCTCAAGCAGAGATGCAGAAGGCACAGGTTACTGCTCAGAAGGCTATGATTGACGCTGAAACAGATAGAATGAAGATCATCATGGACGATGACAGACAAAGAGACATTGAAGAGGCACAACTCAAAGTTAAAGTTGTAGAAATGCAAGCTAAATACGGCGCACAGATCAATGTTGCAGAGATAAATGCTATTATGGAAAGAGACAGAGAAAACATGAGGCAAAGTGCAAAAGATCAAGCTCAAGGATTATTTACAGGCAATGTCCCACCACAAAATTTTTGATATTGAAGTGATTGTTGACGATATGGTTTATGTTGGTAAAGAGATACGGGCAAAAGACAGGAAGCACGCTCTAAAGATCATGGCTCTTATGTCTGGTGGCGAAGTTACCCAAGATGCAGAAATAATTTATTACGAAGAAAGAGCGGTACACTAATGGCATTAACATATAGGGGCGAACGATTCGCTGGTTATAACAAACCAAAGAGAACACCAGGAAAGTCTAAGAAATTTGCTGTGCTAGCAAAAGTCGGTGATAAGATTAGACTAATAAGATTTGGTGATCCGAAGATGACCATAAAAAAAGACCAACCAAAAAGGCGCAAGTCTTTTCGCGCTAGGCATAAATGTGATACCAATCCGCCTAGTAAATTAACCGCAAGATATTGGAGTTGTAAAAAATGGTAGACGTATGGGATATGAAATACAAAGGCAAGAAGACAACCTTAAAAGGTAAGAAGGGTTACTCTTCTGCAAAATCACAAGCAGATAAAAAGTTTGGTAAAAAACCATCACTTGTTAAAAACATGTGGATAAGTAATAAAATGAAAAAAGGCAAGTGAAGCAAATAGCCAAATTAATAGATAAACTTTTAGAAAGATCTTTACAGAGACAAGCAAATAAACAGTTCTTAAAATCACAAGGAAAAAACAATGCCAAAAGTAGGAAATAAAAAATTCTCATACACATCAAAAGGTATGAAAGCAGCAAAAGCAGCAGCAAAAAAAGCTGGTAAAAAAGTAACGTACAAGAAAAAGAAAAAGTGAGGCCATCGTCTGCAAAGGCAAAAGGCAGAGCTTTACAACAATGGGTTGTAGATAAACTCATTGAGTTATTAGGCTTTGATCCAGAAGATTTAGAATCCAGACCAATGGGATCTAATGGAGAAGATGTCATCATGGGAGTTCTATCCCGAAGACAGTTTCCATATTCTATAGAGTGTAAGAACCAAGAAGCGGTAAATGTGTGGAAAGCATACGAACAATCGCAAGAAAACTGTAAAGGTTACGAACCTTTAGTTATAATAAAGAGAAATAGAACAAAGCCGTTGGCTTTAGTAGACGCTGAATACTTTATAGGATTACACAATGATAGACAAACTGATAAAACCAGTAACGAAACTACTTGATAAGGTAATTCCAGACGCAGATCAAAAACAAAAGATTGCACATGAAATTGCAACCATGTCGCAAAAGCACATCCATGAGATTGCCAAAGCACAAATAGAAGTCAACAAAGAAGAAGCCAAAGGCAACTGGTTTCAATCATCTTGGCGACCAGCTACAGCATGGGTGTGTGTTGCAGGATTTGCAGTGAACTTTTTAATTAGTCCTCTCGCTGCTCCTTTTGGTATAGAAGTACCGCAAGCAGATACATCAACGATGCTACCAGTCCTTATGGGTATGCTTGGTCTTGGTGGTATGAGATCTTATGAAAAGACAAAAGGATTAACAAAATGACTTGGGAAAATTTTAACCTAGAAGAGTTTGCTTGCAAGCATTGTGGTGAAAATCAGATTGAACCAGAGCTTATAGATAAGTTACAATTGCTAAGAACAGAGGTTGGTTTTCCGTTTAAGATTACAAGCGGTTATAGATGTGCAGATCATCCTATAGAAAAGAATAAGTCCGCACCAGGCACGCACGCTTTAGGTTTAGCAGCTGACATATATTTAAGAGGAAACCAAGCTCTACAAGTATTATCAAAAGCTACTGAATATGGCTTCACTGGAGTTGGAGTTAATCAAAAAGGAGATGCAAGGTTTATACACCTGGATATATCTAAAGATGCAAACGGTAGACCAAGACCGCATATTTGGAGCTATTGATGATGGACATTACTACATTGTTATTTTGGAATGTAATGATTACACTTGTAATTATGCCAATCATTCATAGCATTAGGTCTAACGCGACAGAAACCAAAAGAATTGATATACTCGTAAACAAGACTCGGGAAGAGGTTGCTAGCAAATACGTTACTAAAGAGGAATTTGCAATAAGCATAGATAGAGTTATAGACCGTTTAGATAAACTAGACGAAAAAATGGATAGATTAATAACAGGCTAATATGAGTAAAGGCGCTTTTCAAACAAGACTAGGACAGATGGGAGAGATCCCAAACTTTCAACAAACACCACCAATGGCATACACTGGTAATTATTTTATGCCACCGAAGCCAAACTATTTACCTGTAGAAAAACAAGCTATGGCAAGGGTTGACCAACCAATGTCTATACAACAACCTATAGCAAACATTATGGCTAGTGGTATATCTCAACAACCAAGAGAAACTCCAGTACCTATAGCACCGCCCATAGCACCACCTGCTAGACAAACACATATACAAGTACCTTCACTATTGACGCAACCAGAAATACCAAGAGCGCCAATACAAACACCTCCACAGTCTTTACTACAACCGCAAGATTACGGTATGGGAAGACAAGAGGAATACGGCAGACCGTTATCCAGAGGATCTTTACCACCTATAAACTTATTTAGATAATGTCTATTACACACGAAGAAGCCGTACAGGCAGAACAAGCAGAAATATTACTCAAATCAGATGTCTTTAAAAATGCTATGGAAAACTTAAAAAATGAGTACATCACGCATTGGTTAAATTCCAGAGACATCAAAGATGTAAACATCAGAGAAGACTTACATAGGTCTTTATTACTATTGCCAGAGGTTGAAAGACATCTGCGCATCCTTGCAGAGAAAGGAAAGCTGACAAAAGCAAATATTAACAAAATTAGAAATATTGGTTAATACTTCCCTTTTCACACATTCTTGATATAAAATACTTATAAATACATTTAAGGAGTATTTATGAGCAATAACGGAAAACCGACTGCTTTACAAAGCGACACAGAATTAGCTGCGTCTGCGTTTGAAAGCATACTAACACCTGAAGAGGATAATGTTGAAGATGTTTTAGAAGAACAAGATGTGGCACAAGAAGAAGTCATTGAAGATGATTCTGAATTTCTTGAAGATGAATTAGATCAAGAAATTATAGATGAGTTAGAAGATGGCGGAGAGGTTGAAGATGAACACACAGATGTTGAAGAGGAAGCTCCGCAACTTCAAACATTTACTGTAAAGGTAGATGGCCAAGAGGTAGAAGTCACGCAAGAGGAACTCATCAACGGATAT